CTGGTAGATTGTCTTCATCAAGACCTAACTTCCAAAACTTACCACGAGGCAGCACAGCTTTAGTACGAAAGGCAGTTGTATCTCGTTTTCCTGGGGGTAAAATATTAGAAGCTGATTATGGGCAACTTGAATTTAGAGTGGCTGTGTGGATGAGTGATGATTCTGTAGGTAGAAAAGAAATAGAACAAGGGTTTGATGTTCATGCATATACAGCAAAGGTATTGACCGAAGCAGGGCAAGCAACAAGCAGACAAGATGCTAAAGCTAAAACATTTAGACCACTTTATGGTGGTACGAAAGGATCTACTGCAGAGGTACAGTATAATAATTCTTTTATGAATAAGTACCAAGGCATATCTTTATGGCATAAAAAATTACAAGAAGAAGCCATTGCAAATAAATGTATAACAACCATAACCGGTAGACAGTTTGCGTTTCCAAATGTACAAAGACTACGCAATGGTGCAACGGAAGCCACTAAGATAAAGAACTACCCTGTACAAAGTGGAGCAACAGCTGACATCGTACCTTTAGCTTGTGTGCTTTTTCATAAATCCCTTAAACTATTGAATCTAAAGAGTAAATTTATAAACACAGTACACGATAGTATAGTCGTTGATGTACATCCAGATGAAATAGATATCATTTGCAATACATTATATAACGATATGATGGGTGTAGTTGATGCACTAAAAGATAAGTTTAATCTGGTACTAGATGTGCCCATGGAAGTAGAATTAAAAATAGGTGATGATTGGTTAGATATGGATGAGATATCTGTTGACAATCAAACGAACCTGAATATAACTGAGAACAATATTATAGGAGAATTGCATGACAGAGAATGCACTAACAATCAAAGACATAGACAACTTACCAATTGACCAAATTGCAGCCGAGTTTGGTTTTAATGACGAGGGTGTAGCAAGTACACCTGGTTTTCCAAGGCTAACTATAAACAGCAAAGCCCGTAACGCTGCAGGACAAAAAGTTCCTGATGGTACAGTAAAAGTATCACACCCAGAGCATGGCATTATATACGCAGATGATGCTTATTTACGTATATTACAACAACGTTTTTTCTATCAAAAGTATGATGAAAATGCTACATGGCAAGACAAAGAAGGTAACGATCAGAAAGGTAGATACGTAAATAGATCTATCTATGTTCCTAATCCATATGATGAAGCACTTGATGAACAAGGCGGTGTGAACTGTGGTAAATTTAAAGTAGATGATTGGGATAGTCTTTCAGAGGAAAGAAAGAATGAGTGGCGAGCTGCTAAAAGATATAGAGTTATCTTTGCATTGCTTACAGTAAAAGATGCTTTTGCTGAAGGCAAAAAAGATAAGGTATCTTTCGAAGATTTGCCTATCATATTTCAGATAACTAACAAGGATACTTTTAGAAACTTTGGTCAACTTACAAGTCAAATGATTAAAGATAAAATTATGCCATGGAAACAATTAGTTAAACTGAATTTTAATTTTGAACAAACACCTGCTATTAGTTGGTATACTATTAGTCCTACCATCATGGGTGAACAAACAGAAATTAAACCTGAGTATCTTGAAATTAACAAATCTTTTGGTGAACATATTCAATCTTACAACGAAAGTATTCGTGCAAAAGCATATGAACAAAAAAGATATGCTAAAGAAGTAGATGGTGTGGGTGATTCTGATTTTATTGAAGTTGAAGTACTACCTGAATAATGAACGAAAATTTAGCAAAGGTTATAGCTTACTTAGAGTCAGCTAACAAAGGTGAATCTTCTATGTCTGAAGAAGTTATAGACAAAGCAGGAGAAGATTTTAAACAAGCACTTAGAAAACAATTTCAAGCACAAGATTATAAATTTAAACCTCGCCCTTCTAATTTAGGTAGGCCCTTATGCCAACTGCAAATGGAAGCAGCAGGAGCTAGAAAAGCAGACAAAGATTACAGTTTTAAAATGCGTGTTACCTTTGGTGATGCTGTTGAAGCTATTTTAAAAGCTGTGCTTGCATCTTCTGATGTAGACTATAAAGAAGGTAATAGGTTTGATATAACAGATAAATTATCAGGTGAAACAGATTTATATACAGACGACAATGTTGACGATATAAAATCATGTAGTCCTTGGGCATTTAGAAATAAGTTTTTAAATTTTGTAGGCATGAAATCACACGATACTTTTGGGTATCTGACTCAGCTTCATTTGTACGCTTTTGGAGCTAAAAAAAAAGTTGGTGGTTGGTGGGCAGTTAATAAATCAAGTGGTGAAATATCTTATCTGCAAGACGAATCAACTGATGATGAAGTACAACAATCTGTTGATGATGCTTTTGTAAAAGTAGAAGCGTTAGAAAATAAAGAAGTATTTAAAAGATGTTTTGAAGATGAGCCTGAAACATTTCGTAAAAAAGAAACAGGCAATAGAATATTAGGCGAAGTATGTTCTTGGTGTGATTTTAAATTTAGTTGTTGGGAAGGATTAGAATATAAACCTCAACCAATATCTTCTGCAAGAGAACCTAGATGGCTTTATTATACACATACAGAGGACCAAGATAGTGTCAAAAAAAAGAAGAGTTGAAGTTGATGAGGATGACATAGTTATTGTTGTTAGCCCTAAACAAAATGTAGACAACGAATGGATACACGAAACTAATGTACATTTTTCTAAAAAACATTTTAACAATAAAAAAGCTGCTATCGCAGTTTCTGAGTTATGTCGTGCAATGGTTGGTTTTAGTTACGCTGCTACTAATGATGATATTCTTTTTTATTCAGGCATTTTTCATAGAATTATTGAAGGAGAGCTTAAAGAAAAGCATAACGTATCTAAAAAAAACGATAACATAATATATTTAGATAAACATAGAGATAAAGATGACTAAAAAAGAAGATGTCGTCAATAAGCCCTCTCATTATAGGGCAGGAAAAGTAGAAGCTATAGATGCTATTGAGGCATCCATGTCGGATATAGAATTTCGTGGGTATTTAAAAGGTGCTATGTTTAAGTACATCTGGCGATACACCTACAAAGATCGTGCTTTAGAAGATTTATTAAAAGCACGTTGGTATCTAGATAAGTTAATACAAAAGGTAGCAGATGCAGATAATTCTAACAGTAAGTCTAACCCTAGACACTGATGAGTATCCTATACCAGTTGATGGAGAAATAGCAAATGAAATGGAACAGATCGTCACAGACGCATTCTACGACATCGAAGGGATACAAGTCCAAAAAGTTCAAACGAAAAGGTCAATGGCCCCCACTAAAAATACAATTTGAAGAAGGGCAACGGGCTTTTTATCTTGGAAAATTAAAAAATCCTTATAATATAAATAACATACGCAATAAAGAATGGGAAAGAGGATTTAACTTTGCGTATTTTGATAACCAAAAAAGACGAGAGAAAAAATGAATGAAATAAATTTACCAACCGATTATCAAAGTTTTATTCACATATCTAGATACGCTAGATGGATTGAAGAATACAGCCGTAGAGAAACCTGGAGCGAAACAGTCACTAGGTATTTTGATTACTTAGAAAAACATACCAAAGATAAACATAATTATACTCTGTCTGTAGAAAAAAGAAAACAACTTGAAGATGCTGTTCTTAACTTAGAGATTATGCCTTCTATGCGAGCACTTATGACAGCAGGTATTGCTTTAGAAAGATGTCATGTAGCTGCTTATAACTGTTCTTATTTACCGGTAGACAGTGTTAGATCTTTTGATGAGTGTCTTTATATACTTATGTGTGGCACTGGTGTAGGCTTTTCTGTAGAAAGAAAGTATACAAAACAATTACCTACAGTTAGTGAGTCACTAGAACAAAGTGAAACCACTATAGTTGTAGGAGATAGTAAAGCAGGATGGGCTAAAGGTTATAAAGAATTAATTCATTTATTATACTCTGGTCAGATACCTAGCTGGGACTTATCAAAACTTAGACCTGCAGGTGCACGACTAAAAACATTTGGTGGCAGATCAAGTGGTCCAGAACCTTTAGATGATTTGTTTACATTTACTGTAAATATATTTAAAGGTGCTGCAGGAAGAAAATTAAAATCTATAGAATGCCATGATATAATGTGTAAGATAGGTTCTGTTGTAGTAGTAGGTGGAGTAAGGCGTTCTGCACTTATTAGTTTGTCTGATTTACAAGACCAAGAAATGGCTTTAGCTAAATCTGGTGAGTGGTGGAATAACGAAGGTCAAAGAGCATTAGCTAATAATTCTGTTTGTTATAAAGAAAAACCACCCATAGGTATCTTTATGAAAGAATGGCTTACACTGTATAATTCTAAATCAGGAGAGCGTGGTATATATAACAGACAATCTGCGATAGAAAAGTCAATGGAAAATGGTAGAAGAAATACTGAATATGATTTTGGAACTAATCCTTGTAGCGAAATTATATTACGGCCTTATCAATTTTGTAATTTAACAGAAGTTGTTGTTAGGGCAGATGATAAGATAGTAGATTTAAAAAGAAAGATTGAACTAGCCACAATACTTGGTACAATACAATCTACTTTAACTGATTTAAAATATCTTAGAAAGATATGGAAAGATAACACAGAAGAAGAAAGACTATTAGGAGTTTCTTTAACAGGTATTATGGATAACGAATTATTAAATAGTTCTTCTGCAGGATATCTATCAGAGTTGCTTTCAGAATTAAAAGAAGTAGCTGTTGATACAAATTTAAAATTGTCAGAAAAATTAGACATACCTCAATCAACTGCTATAACTTGTGTAAAACCATCGGGCACTGTATCTCAACTAGTAGACTCTGCTTCCGGCATACACGCTAGGCACTCTGAATACTACATCAGAACTGTGCGAGGAGATAAAAAAGATCCTCTAACACAATTCATGCAGGCAGCAGGTGTTCCAGTAGAAGATGATCTTATGCAACCAGATAGCACTGTTGTTTTTAGTTTCCCAGTTAAGTCACCTAAAAAAGCAGTAACTCGTAATGATACAACTGCAATAGAACAATTAAATTTATGGCTTAAATATCAAAAACATTGGTGCGAACATAAGCCATCTGTTACAATAACAGTTAAGGAAGACGAATGGTTAGATGTGGGTGCATGGGTATATGAAAATTTTAATGATGTTGCAGGTATTTCTTTTTTACCTCACTCAGATCACACATATAAACAAGCACCTTATCAAGAATGCAGTAAACAAGAGTATTTATCTTTAGTAAAAAGTATGCCAACTAATATTAATTGGTCTTTACTATCTGAGTACGAGGTTGAAGATAATACAAAAGGAGGTCAAGAATTAGCATGCACAGCAGACGCATGTGAAATTGTTGATATAACATAATGTCAGTAAGATTTTCTATAAAAAGTAGTTACACAAAAAGCACTCCATATGATTTTGACGTAGAATATAATTTTGATGCAATTCATTTAGAAGAAGCTATCTATCATATAGAAGCTATACTTCGTGCATCAGGCTTTGTCTTTGATAGGTTAGAGGTAGTCAATGACAATGAAGAAGAGTTACCTCAATTAGATTTTGACTTTGAATTAACATAGGAGAATAACATGTCAAATAAAAAAGAAAAAGTAGA